TAGGGGTTATTTTTATTTGAGGTGTATCTTCAACTTCATCTAATTTATCTTTTATTTCATCCCATTGTTTAGGAGTAATATTATAAGAATTAGCTGCTGTCGCAAAACCTTTTAACCAAATAATAAAATCTCTACTTGTCATTAATCTAATTTTTTAAGTTTAGGTAAACTAATTTTAGGTATTTCAGTGACTGAACCTAGTTTTTTTAATGCTGGTAATTTAAGTTCAACTTGTTTAGGTATTTTAGTTTCAAAGATATTATTTAACATCTCAGCCATTTTATCAAATGAGTAATTTGTTTTAGCAAAATGAGCTTGACGTTTAGCTTTTTCTAAATACTTATCATAATCATTATAAACTGATTTATAAGCATCAGCAACTTCACCATCGTTAGGAGTAAACCAACTTGATTCAGCTAATATCATATTTTTAGCTTGAGCTGACTTATGAACTGGATTTAAAGTACCATTCACTAAAACATTATATTCTGGATGTAAGAAATCAATATGTCCACTCCAATTACTAGCAATAATAGGTTTTTTAGATAAACTAAATTCAAGTAATGGTCTTCCAAATCCTTCACCTTTAGTTAATGACACCATTGCTTTTATTTTATCATGGTTATATAAGTCATTTATATCCTTATCATCTAAATCACCATGTAACAAATAAATGTTTGGTAAATCACCTTTAACAGTACTTTTAATAGCATCAATCTTTTTAAGTACTTCATCTCTATCCATTATAGAGTTAGTTACTTGGGCTGTTTTTAAAATTAAAGCTGGTTTGATTCCTTTTTTATTCTTAAATGTTTCTAAGAATGATTTAATCATGTAACCAACATTTTTTCTATCTTCACCTATATCACCTTGTAACCAGTGGCCTACAAATAAGAAACAAAAACTTTCTTTAATTTCATCTAAAGCTAAAACTAAATCTGTTTCTTCTAACTCATCATTATTAATAGCGAAATATTTATTTAAATCAGCTCCCTCAAATAATACATCAACTGGTTTTTCTAATTTAATAACACCTATTAATTGTTGATTGTTTTTATCTTTCTTTTCAAAAACAGATTGTTCAAATACTTGTTTAGCATGATTTGATGATACTAAAGTCAAATCCATTCTATTAATACCTTCAATCCATGTTGGATCACATACTGTTGTTTCAATACCTGCTGTGATACCAATATTACATTTACCAATTGGTTGAAACTCATTTGGTACTGTAATTTGAATCCAAACATCAGGTTGTTTAGGTAATTGAGGTTGGCGCCAAATTAAATCTAATAACTGTTTATCTTCAGTTTTATTAGGATCTAAAGCATTCCAAGCTGTATTACCCCAACGTTGAGAAATAACTTTAATATCATATTTATCATATTTCAAAAGTGCTTTGACTATGTCTCTAGATCTAGCACCATACCCTGACATTGTTTCAAGAGGGCAACTTATAACTACTAATGGTTTCATAACTTATCAATAAACTAATTTGTGACGAATATGTTTTCTTTTAAGTGGTTCAGTTTTAATTAACTCAAATTTATGTCTTGGTTTCCAGTTAGCCAAAACTTTATCAATATGCTTTATAACATTTCTACTCATGTTTTCAGCTGACATCATTGATTCATCTGATGTTACCCATTCACGGGCTAATTTTCCTCTACGTTTACGTTCTTCATCTCCCATTTCATACATCTTCATAATAGCATCAGCTGCATCTCTAAAGTCAACTCTATCATCATAGATATAAGGTGTTGGGACAGAACCTTGAATACTTATATTACTTGGAAATACTGGTATAGCCCATTCACCACATTGTTTATATTTACCAAAATGATTAGAACAAAAATCAGCATCAAAATCAATCCATTTACCATTTTCATCTATAAAACGCATTTGATCCTGCATACCACCTGTTACTGTAGCAATAATTGGTTTACTACACATCATTGCTTCAGTTAAACTTAATCCCCATCCTTCATTTGATGTTAGTAATATACAAGCATCAGAAATATTATATATTAGATTAAGATCTGAAGTTGGTATTCTTGAATCAGAAAAATAAATTTGGCTACATTGTTCATCAGTGAATAACATATCACGCACCGCATATAAGTCAGTACCATGTTCATCAACAGGTTGAGTGTGTAATACTAAAGCACATTTGTCTGCTTTTTCTTTTGGTAATTTATCTAAAAATACCTTAAATGCTGCCATTGTGTCAGGTATTTGCTTACGTCTAATATTTCTAGAGTTAAACATTAAAATAAAGTCATATTGTTTATCACCAAATAATTTTTTCTTAACCTCATTTAGTTTAGAAGTATCATCAATTGGGAAAAACATTTTCTCATTAATACCATGTGGTACATAACTTAATACTTTATTTTTAGCTTTATCACCTAACACTAATTTATTTATATTAAGTGTTTGTTTTGATATAGCCATTAACCCATCACATGACTCATAATATGGTTCATTATATAATGGAGCTGGATAATCATCCCAAATGTTAAGGTAAATAATAGGTATTCTTCTCCTAATTTCATTTTCAATTTGAAATAACCAAATCCAATATCTTGGATCTGTAAACATCATTAATGCATCTGGCTTTTCAAAATCAAGCATCTGTCTGATATACTGAGCATCTCCATATCCACTAATTGGATATAGAATAATATTAGCATCATCAATACCAGCATGTTTGTTAGTATCAGCATTTAAATCAAAACGCTTACCTTGATCTGGATGATTAATGGCACCTCCAATATTAACCCAATTGTAATGATGTGCTGTACCTAGTACAATTTCTCTAGCCATTGTTGATATACCACTCGTCATACGAATGTCATCACACAATAATAAGATTTTTTTCCTTTGCGCTTGTGGAACGTAACTTTCTTTCATAACGTGTTTAAATAATTTTTAAGCTTTACTACCTGATAATGATAAGTTTGTATGATTATGAAGTTGTTTTCTATAGTCTTCATCAGTTATGTATGAGTGAATACTTCTATCAACTAATTTTTGTAGTGAGAACTTAGTTCTAACACATAACACTTTAAACTCTTCAAATAATTCTTCATTAACCTTAACACTAGTTAATTTACTTTTGTCCGCCATATATTATATTTTATATATATAAATATATACGGAGATTATAAAGCGACATTTTTATCACATAATTCTTTATTAGAATTAAATGGACAATAAGTACAAGAATCTTTACCTACTATTTTAGAATATTCTTTAATAACATGTTTTCCTTCATTATCAAAACATTCAGTCAAGAACATATTAAATTTTTCAGCTGCTTGTTTACGTTTAATTTTACCACTAGCTGGTTTAAACTCAGTAATATAAGGTATAGCAAAAGCATCATTCTCCCATATCTTCCTCTTCAATATAAAGAACTCAACTTCAATTTTATCAACATCAATATTATATTGTTTAGCGAAATACTCTTTATATAATAATATTTGAGCTAATTTAATTTCATCTTTTTTAGCCTTATCATTCCATCCTGATCTAGATGTTTTAATATCATAGATATAAACCTTATCTAAATCCTTATCATATAATACAAAGTCAATATAACCTTTTAGAAATAAGTTTTTAGTTAAACCAACCATCAAAGGCATTTCAATACCTAATAATACTACATTACGAGTAGTGAAAAATTGAGAACGATGTTTTTTAAACCATTCAAGTATATTAATCCCATCATCAAAAAACTCTCTCATTTCATCTGGATTAGAGAAATGTTGTTTGGTTTGTTCATATTGTTCTTTATAAACTGTTTTAAAACGTTCATTAAACATTCCTATAATATCTTCTCTATCAGCAGCCGCTCCACTTTGTTCATACATTACTTTAAGATAATGTTGCATTGTTTCATGGATAGCTGTTCCAAACACTGTATGAATTGAAGCTTGATATGGAGCTAAATTCTTAACATATTGTAAATACCATTGATGAGGACATTTACGCCATATTGAATATTGAGAGTATGATACTGTTGATTGGTATCTATAATCAACTTCTTTAAGTTGATGGGTTTTTATTTTAAGTTCAATTTCTGTTAGTTTACTTTTTGCCATATATCTCTCTTATCTTATTCCCCAGTTCCATATTATTAGGATATTGTTCAATTAATTTCTGTATATCAGGAATAATTGATTGTTCTTTCTTAATATATTGAGCAGCATCAAGGAGTTCTTCGTATAAATGATTCATATAGTTATCCTTATTATTCTCACCTAATGTTGTGTTATATTTTTTATAACCACGTTCAGCTCTAGATTTTAAATCTTCAATCACTTGATTAGTGATATTATCTTTAGTATGTTGCATACGACTTTTTTCTCTTAATATTTCTTGTTCGCGTTCCATCATCATCATGTATTCGCGATATGATTTTGAATCTGATATATAAGCCATAATATTAAATTTAAATAACCTAATTGGGACAGCCAAGTTAGTTAATTATTAATTATTATAACTGATTGTATTACTTGTTTTATCTATTTTTGAAACATAGTTACGTTCAATTGAATTAGACAATTTATCGAATCGTGAATCAGTGTAACTATAATTCTCATCAATTCTACGATTAACAATATCAATTGCCTCATCTAATTTACGTTCAATTGAGTTATATCGTTCTTCAATTTCTCTCCATTGAACTTGGTTTTCATTCTCTAATGACTTGACCCTACGTAATGCCCAAATGACATTACCTACGAGCCAACCCAGTACCGCTGTCGCTATAGCAACTACAGCACCTAAAATAAATGTAATCATTTTTTGTTTCTCCTTTTTTTATTTGTACCTGGCTGTCCCAGATTAAGTTCCTTTTTAATGTTATCTGCTTCTATTATATTAGAATAATCTTTAGCCTCACGAGTACTACATTGATAATACTCAGCTATTGCTTTGATTGTTTCCAGATCATTCTTAGCACTTGCTTTAATATATCTAAAGAATGCTTTTTGTTTAGGTAATAACTCACAATATAGTTGATATACCTTTCTTTTAGGGCAATCTGGATAGCGTTGAATTAAATTAACAATATCAATATAATTTGAGTTCATACTAATAAATCTATTAATCATGTAAGTATTAAACTCAGCCTTATCTTCATCCGTGAATGTAGTCCACGGATGTTTATGATATGTTATTTCATTTAACCAATCAAATAGATTCATTATCTTTATTCTTAAGTGGCTCAGGTAAAAACTCTTCATTAACATGTCCACATGCAGCACAACTAAATACAGGCAATGGAATTAAAGCGTCTTGTGTAGTACCAGTTAAGAATTTAGATGCTTTTCTAAGCATTAATCCTTCTTGAAATACTTTACCACCACACTTGTCACAAACAATCTCAGCTGTTTTAGTTAAATCAATGTTTAACCTTGGTTGTTCTTGATTCATATTATAAATTTAAAAGTTTAGCTATACATCCCATAAAACATATTTCTTTATCTGCTATGG